GGAAGCCGAACAAGAATGGATTGAGTATTTAAAAGACAAAGGTCAAGTTATCGATGAATCGGTGTGGGAGTTAATTGATGAATCCCCTGTGGATGATCCCGATAACGAACAACACCTATCACGGCACGAATTTTTTAAACGATTTGCCAACCCTGATGAGAAAAGCAAGGATGATAAGGGTATTTATTTAATTAGATACCGATACGCACCATTCCGTGTTCAAGAGAATAGCCGCATATTTTGTAAAGATATGGTTGCCAATGCCAAGCTTGGTGTAACCTATCGCAGGGAAGATATTGATGTAATGGGTGATGCTGGTATTAATGGACAATTTGCACCATCGGGAAAATCAAGTTACTCAATTTGGAAATATAAGGGTGGGGTGTATTGTAAACACCAATGGTTCAGATTGACATACCGCAGGAAGAAAATTAATGGTAAAATCATACCATTGACAAGCGAGGAAAAAGAACAGAACATGAGGGATATAGTGGACAATTACGATAGAGTATCTTCACAAAGTGCAGATAGAGCAGGTGTACCATTTGACCCACCATCATGGGATATAGCATCCGTAAAAACAAACGATTTACCAAATAGAGGCTCATTAAAAAATAAATAAACTATGTACGCAAACGATGATGTATTACTGATTACCAAGGATGACTTATTTAAGTACACCCAGTTAAGTGGTAATTTTGATATTGACAAGATAACGCCATTCATTAAGGTGGCACAGGATATTGAGGTTCAACAATTATTGGGTACGTTATTGTATCGTAAAATCTTGACCGATGTAAAGAATAACGTATTAACAGGCAATTACCTTACATTGGTATCCGATTATGTACAACCGATGTTGATTCATTATTCAATGGCTGATTTGTTGTTGTTTCACGGGTATGAGGTATCTAATGCAGGGATTGTAAGAAATACCCCCGAAGGTACTCAATTACCCGATGCAGGTGAAATTAGTACATTGGTGGAACGTACACGGGCAATGGCTGATACCTACCGCAGAAGATTGGTGGATTATCTAAGCTATTACCCTCAATTATTCCCTGAATATACTGCGAACCAAAATGCAGGTCAATACCCAACATCATACCCAACTAACTATACTGGATGGAATCTAATGTAAAAAAGACCTATGCCCCAAAGGCAAATAAGGTTGAGAAATTAAAAACGTATATGGCAAGTGTAAAAGTTGCTAATGTGGTAAAATGTGATTTATTCACCAATACCGCCAAGGCATTAATATTGATGCTGTTAATTACGGGATGTTCTGCAGAATATCATATTGAAAAAGCGTGTAAAAAGCAACCCGATTTGTGCAAGGTAAAGGTAAAGGTAGATACATTGATTGTTCGTGATTCAATATATTTCCATGATACGTTTACGACCACGGAAATTGACACTATCCAAATTGACACGGGTTCTGTTAGGGTTAAGATTGTACGCCATTACAATAAAATCAAAGTATGGGTAAGGCAAAAACCCGATACGATAAGAATAACACAAACCATTACCCTACCACCCAAAGTTGTATTGGATGCCAAGAAACAAGCGTGGACTACGGCACATAGTGTGTTTTTTTGGGTGGGGGTTATATTGTGTGCATTCGGATTATATCGATTATTCAAATAGAACATTCCAATAAATAATCGTTTAATAAGTATGAGTAAACATTGGGTAACACCATCACGAAGTTCACCAAAGCCTGGGGGAAATAGAGCTTGTCTATGTAAGAACGGCAAGTATTCCCGTAAGTGTTGTGATGGTAGTTTACAAGCACAAGGTGTGGGCAATGTTACAGGTGTACAAGTTCAACAAAATTAAAATTAAAAATATAAAATTATGTCAATAGCAGCAGGTTCATTCTCCGCAGGATATACAGGATGCAGAGTTGTTTCAGGAACATCAGCCACAACAGGTAGATTTCGTGGATTTGTAGTCAATGCCGATTGTGTAGTAAGTGCATTATTGGATAGAACATCTACATCAATGATGACTACAATGGGATTAACAGGTGTAACATTGCGTCAAGGTATGTTTATTTCATTACCTGATGATAATTGGATATCATCCATTACGTTAACAAGCGGCTCAATCATTCTATACAACGAATAATGTTTGTTGGAATTGGCGTTGGTGTAAATCGGCAAAGATTTGCGGGTTCATTTGCAACCTCATATTCATCACGGGTTATTGCCGATGGTGGAACTATTGAGTCGTTGGAATGCGTAGCGGCTGCATCATCCTTATTGCAATCCGCATCCTTGTTATTAATACCAAGTGGGTACAAAGCGGGAGTTGCCTATGCTGAATTACCCGCCACGGGCAACGGCGATTTAACTTGGTCAAGGAATAGCGTAGCAAATAGGACTTTGGCAAATGGTGATATTTCCCAAGTTGCCGCCAACGTACCGCGTTTATCCTATATGTATGGTAGTTGCCCCGCATTGTTGTTAGAACCGCAGAGAACGAATAGTATTAGAAATAGCACTATGCAAGGTGCAAGTACTTCACCAAGTACTTTGCCGACTAACTGGATAACATCAACAGCAGGATTAACACAGAGCGTTGTAAGTATTGGAACCGAAAATGGATTGCCTTACATTGATGTTCGATTGAGTGGAACTGCAACAGGTACTTTATCAACAATAAGTTTTGAATCAAACAGTCAAATAGTTTCATCGAATGGGCAAACTTGGACAGGTTCATTTTGGGTTAAACAAATTGCTGCACCAACACCTCCAAACTCATATAGTTCATTAGCCAGAGAAAGTAATAGTAGTGGCTTAAATTTGGCTACAACTGCTCAATCTTTTACAATTTCTTCAACTTTAAATCGTATAACTCAAACCAGAACAAACTCTAATGCTTCTACTGCTTATCAAAATTTTTCTTTTGCTGCAGGTGTTACAATTGGACAATCTTACGATTTCACAGTCCGTATAGCGGCACCACAATTAGAACTTGGTGCATTTGCAACCACTTGGATAAACACAACCAATGCCGCAGCAACACGATTGGTAGATACATTCACCCGCAACAACATTTACACCAATGGGTTAATTTCTGCAAGTGGTGGTACTTGGTATATTGAAATGCTCAACAACATTGCATACACAAGAGATGCAGCCGCACAAGGTATAGGTATTGGGGATTCAAGTTCAACAATTGCCAATGGATTTTTGATTGTGAATACTGGAACGGGTAGACAAGTAATTCAAAAAATAATTGCAAGTGCAACTACTAATTTATTCACTACAACAACCGACACTATTAAAATTGCTATCAAATGGAATGGAACGAGTGCTGATGTGTTTGTGAATGGAGTTAAACAAGTTAGTGCAACTGCATTTACAACTACAATAATGGAATTTTTAAACGGAACTGGGGCGGGAATACCAAGATGGATTAAAACAATGGCACTATACCCAACGCCTTTAAGTGATTCCGATTGTACCCTAATCACCACATAATACTATGATATTCGCAAAATTTGAACTACCGATTGATAAGTGGGAGGAAATTAAACCTACTTTGGAAGACTGTCACATCGTTGAATTGGGTATGATTAACGAACTATTTGCCGTTGATATTATGTTCAATGGAGAGGTTACCGATGACTTATTGATTTACGAGGTATTTCCTCAACCTTGTGGAGTGCATACATTCTTAGGAATGGAAGATTTATATTTAGAAAGATACAACGATTTTAACCGATGAAACACATTGATAACGACACCACCGCAGCCATTGCCACAGGAATAAGTGGCATGACGTGGTTAGCACATAAAGCCGTAGAAATACAATCAATCGTATCGGTTGCGGCTGGCTTTGTTGCAATACTATCAGGATTAATGGCATTTATATATCATTTAATTAAGACATGGCAAAGGCTCAAAAATCAATAGTATTATTTCGGAAAAAGCCAAAGAGGAAACTTGGTCGACACACAAAACACATTAACAAACATAAGTCATGCAAACCAAGCAGAGGACAAGGGTAAAACTAAAACCATATTTTAGCCCAACGCCAAAAAGAATTAGAATCTTTGGGGATTCATTGGCAGCCGCCTCAATAATGGTTGCGGGGTTTAATATGGATAATCCATCCGTGATGATTGGTTGTGCCATTGTTGGTGGCGTTGGTAAGTTCCTATCTAACTTTTTTACAATAGAGAATGAAAACTAAACAAATTACATTCCGTGGGTATTTCCACGAACCCAAGAATAAATCACAAGTATATTTACACCATACCGCAGGTAATGACAATGCCCAATCTGTATTTGGGTGGTGGGAATCACAAGGCAAAAAAATTGCAACCTGTGTTGTAATTAATTCCAAGGGTGAAATTATACAAGGGTTTGGTTCACAGTATTGGGGGTATCACCTTGGGTTAACCAACGATGTATTCCGTAAAAATGGTTGCACATTTATTCCATTGGATAAATCTTCCATTGGTATTGAGATATGTTGTTGGGGACAGCTCACAAAAAAGGGTGATAAATTCTATAATTACGTTAACAAGGAAGTACCAGCCGATGAGGTTTGCACATTGGATAAACCATTTAAAGGATATAAGTATTTTCACAATTACACCGATGCACAGATTGAAGCCGTAGAGGCATTATTAAAGCATTGGGGGCAGAAATACGGCATAGACCTTACCTACCATCAGGATATTTGGGATGTTACGCCACGAGCCTTAAAAAACGTAAATGGGGTATATACCCATAATTCGGTACGTTACGATAAAATTGATGTATATCCCCACCCAAAATTGGTGGATATGCTGAAAAATCTTAAATAATCTGTTCGTTTACTAAACATTTTGATACGTTCACTAAAAAAAGTGTCCTATCTTTTTTGTTTTTACAAAATAAAATATGATATTTGAACCATGGAACACGGAAACAATATGACAAACCTAAACAACTCAATCAACGATTTTGTATTAAACTTTGGCAAGTTTAAAGGACAGCAATTTTCAAGCACCCCGTTTTGGTATCAACAATGGTTGCCTAAGCAATCTTGGTTTAAAATGCCACAATCTAAGCCATTGCATCACCAGTTAAGAGGTTGGGATGGTTATTCACGCAAAGGTGAGGCGATTTATGACGCTATTTTTCAACAAGAGAAAGCAGAAGCGTTAAAGCAAGATTGTTTTAGAGGTATCTGCTCTTGTTGTCAGGATTCAATGTATTACGGAATTTAATAAACTAAATCACGGGTGCTTAATTGCACCCTTTAAATTAAACGAATATGGAAACAACAATAAAAGTATTATGCACGGCACAGGAAGCCTTTGCATTAATTGATTTACTACCAAAAGAATCATTCATTCAATTGGTACAGAACGATCCTACCTACGGGTGGAATGGTTCAGGGGATTTCTATGTGGTGTACATAGACAATTCAAACTATTATTTTTCACATTCCCGATTATTCAATTTGGGTATGCAGGTTCAACAAAAGATTGCTAATAAGTAAAATATTGATTATGTTGCCAATAGAATTTTTAATACTATATCCAATGAGCCTCCCAGTTGCTTTTTTATTGAGCAAGTTATGGGCGAAGATTAGCCGCAAGAGATATGTAGATACGCCCGAAGCTACACCCTACGAGTTTGAGAAAGACAAGCCCGTAAAGAATTACAACCAAGTGATGAACCACATCCATCGTGAAACCAAAAGAATGTATAGGGGGAAACTATTATCATGAAACTATACACATGGGAACAAATGATTGAAGCATTCAATTATGGAAAAACGCTCAAGGGATTTGATTGGATTGGAGATATGATTGATTCATTAGATGCAATCCAACTACCAAGTGATGAGGAGATACGAGAAGAGAGATTATTACAATTTCCTGATTCTGAATATGCTAACAGGGCAAATGATAGACTTGCCTTTTATTGTGGAGCAAAATTCGTCATAAATAAAATACAAGGAGGTAACAAATGATACGTTACGAACGCAAAGATTCATTACAATGGAAAATGGAATGGTTAGAGAATATCAGGGAGTATGTCTATGTAATAACCGATGGTGGGTATTCTGAAAAGTATATGATTTACGATTGGAGTTTACACGATGCGTTAAAAGATTTTAAAACTAAATTAAAAGTAAAATATGCAGTTAAGTATTGATAGGGCAATGGGATTGCCAAAGGGTACATCCATCATTTATACGCACTTGGATACAAATGATAGCGAGGAAATGAAATGGGTGGGAATGGACTTTTCACCTACTGGTTTAATTCGTGGAATTGTAGAGGATGAAGATGGTAATCATTGGTGGGGTTATCTCACACAATTTCATACATTTGATTGAGATTAATTTTGTATATTCTAAAAATAAAAAGTATATTTGT